TCAATTACTTGAGCGGCCTTTTCGTTGTAGTGGTGTCCCGTTACTGACACAAAATGAACCATTTTGAGCGTCAGAACTACACAAAGCCGAGGATTTGTAGAACACCGCCACAAAATCTGCGTCTATTATAACCTTATCTATGAAGCTAGACAAAAAAGCTCTGACTTTTGCAGGGTTGTCCGTGTTTACAATCTTATTGATCATAGACTTCACCAGCCTTCTAATGTCAGCACCCGACAAATCGAAGCTTTCTGGCTGTTTTTTGATTTCCAGTACGGCCAGTTCATTTTCAAATCGTTGCTTTCGCTTGTTGTTGGCCTTGATGCGCCCTGATAAATCTTTAAGAGAAAACAGGGCCTCGTCGCTCTCAAGCAGGCCGTATAGCTTGGAGTTTGCAGCCTCTATACGCTGTATTTCTGAAACAATGCGCGCCTTATCAGCCCGGTGTGAAGTACTCCACTTAACTCGTGACTGCTCTATTTTTTCCACCATGCCTTGGATCGAGTCGACATTTATTATTTTTGCGCAAACCTCAGCCACCAACCAGTCATCCAAGTCAAAGGCCGGTATTCGCCTATTTTTGTGCGCCTTCCTTTCCCATGCCGCATTGCAGTTGTAATAATGATAGGTAGCACTGCGCCCCTTGGCTTTTTCAGACCGCATTCGTGAACCACACTCTCCGCAAAATGAAATCCCTGTAAATAGGTGCTTGCTGCGGGTGTTGGCGCCACTCTCTCGCTTGTTGCCGTCTATTTTTATCAGCTTCTGTACATCATTCCACAGTTGAGCCTCAATAATCGGCTTGTGAGTGTTCACAATGATCCATTCAGACTCTGGCTTTATAGTCCCTGATACCCTTTCTGTACGGTTAAAAACTGTCTGCCCCATAACCGCGCGGCTCTTAAGTACATTCAGTGCGGCGCTGCGGGTCCACTTCTTACCTCTATTGGTATAACCCCTCTCGTTTAACCATATTGATATAAGCCTGATCCCCATGTTGTCGTCGCGCTTTTTTTGATAGATCGTCTTCACAAGTGATATTTCAGCATCCACCTGGGCAAGCTCTTTCTTTTTAGGGTTGCGAGGAGAAATCACGGCCTGAAAACCAAAAGGCGTTGGCCCACCATTAAAATATCCCTCACGGGCATTTTTCAGCATGCTTCGCATAGTGTCGCTTCTGACTTGGCGACTGTAATGCTCATCAAATATTTCATAGATGCTATCAGTCAGCCAGCCAGAGTCTGTAGATGTGTCTAGGTCCATGCTTGCGTAGTTAAGCTTGGTACCACACTTTTCTAAACGCCTTTTATAGAGGCTAGCGTCGACCTTGTTACGGGCAAACCTTGATGAGTTCCACGTAATCAGGTGGTCTATCTCTGCCGTTTCACAAAGACTGATTATGTTTTGGAACTCGGGCCTGGCATCAGACTTAGCCGATACGCCCTCATCAGTAAAAATCCTAACGATTTGACAGCCAAGCTCAGCCGCCTTTTTCTCGCACTGTTGTATCTGACTTTCAATGGGCAGCTCTTTCTCAGCCTGCCCAACAGAGCTAACACGGGCATAGATAACTGCGGATTTAGAGTTAGGCTGATTCATTACTTTCATTTTTATAATTTCTGATCAAATTAGCTATGTGAGTAGCTTGTATCGGCTCACATCCCCTTTCTCTTATTTCGGCTTCGATCTGCACTGGCGACATTCCTCTATCGCTCAGTGAAAAAATCAACTCATTACGCAAAACTTTGTGCCACGAACAAAATTGCGGGATAGGTAGGCGCACCCTTTCCCGCATGCCCATTGGTAAATCAATGTTTTCCTCATCGAGTATTTTCCAAACCTGAAGGAACATTGGCTCACCGAGCATTTGCGCTATCCGCATCCATTTTCCAGTAATGCCGGCAGAGCGTAATCGCATAAGGGCGGGCTGATTTTTATTGCAGTTATCTAGGTAACCACCTCCCCCTTCGATAGAGTCAACATCACTATGCCGAGCCCCCACCCCTTCATCCAAGGGCAGAATAAACTGCTCCTCCCCTGTCATTCTGTTGGTTTCGCTGCGTACTTCCTCAATATCAGTCTTCATAAGTGATTGATTCCATTAGCTAGGGCTGGTGTTGTACTGCGCCTTTCTACAGTAAGCGCAGTAGGGTTAGGTATAAGGGTGGTTTGTAATAGGCCGTTCAAAAGGCGAGTTCTCAAGCACTGCGCATGCGTCCTAGAACGTAGGCAATAACTAGTACTTACTAAACACTCAGCCCCACACAATATAAGTTCTACGCGGCTGCTTGAACTGAATGGGCTGGTCTGTGGCTTTACAAGAAATTCAGCAATCATTATTCAAGCCCCTTAAGCCGCTTGGCCATCTCAGTGACAGGGCTCTTAATATTGTTGAATGGATTAGAGCGATCGACAATCTGCTGCATCTTGCGGTCAGCCATCGCTATATAAATGGCAGTGGTCTTAGGGTCAGAATGCCCCATCAGTCCTTGCATATAAGCCAAGTTCTCATCGTTCTCTGCCATTTCCGTGCCGAATAGATGTCGCAGCGCATGGGGGTGAGCTTCATTAGCGGGTAAACCTTGCTGCTCACCATAGACAGCGATCATGTCTTGGATAGACCTCGGTGAAATACGTCGGCGTTCGCCGCGGTACTCATGCAAGGGAACAGTGCGATTGCGAGTACTCACAAACAGCACCTTGTCACCGCTAGGCAGAGTGCGATCGATGTCCTGTAATTCAGGGTGGCCAAGATAGGCATGCAACAGCAGCATGGTTTCCATGGGCGCCGGTACCAGGCGCTCCTTGCTACGCTTCTCACGCACTTTAATCGTCAGGCGGTTCTTATTCTCGAACTGATACCACATCAAATCCGACTCATTCAGGCCAGCAACACCAGCAAGGCGCACACCGCAGCCAATAAACACGGCCATCATCGCGGCATTACGCACCCCCAAAAACTCCGACAGATCAGGCGCCATCAACAACTTCTCAGCCGTACTCAAACTAGCCTTCACCGGAATTGAGTGCCCAAACTCGGGGTATTCAATCTTGTCCGCAGGATTTAGCCCTATCTGGCCGTTATTCAACAGCCATTCATAAAAACCACGCACCGCAGCGACCACACTGTGCCGGCTGCGGGGGCTCATACCCTCTTTATGCAGGTGAATGCCACAAAACTCGCTTAACTGGGCAAAATTCGCTATGCGGATATCCGCCACATCATGTTCAGCCAACATGAACTGCTGTAAACGATCCATATAGCCTTGGTATTTAGCCACCGTCTTCACCGACCGCCCCTGGTTAAACTGTTTCCACTCCAACCAAGCCAAAATGCTTTCTTTTGCTGTCATTTCAGTGCGCTCCCAAAGGAAGTGGGGGCAGATTTTCCCGCGCACCCGCGCAATTGCCCCTCAAAATCACAAAAATGGCTAAAACACTGGCTTACACTGTGCGCAAAAGTGCGCGAAATAAGCTGCGCAGCCCAACAAAACTTGCGCACCTCTTTATTGGCCATCGCGAAAACCTGCGCACCCCCTAAACTGTGTTTTTGGCTCGATATCCCCCCTCTTTCTTCTTTCTTTTCAATAATATAAAGAGAGAGAGAGAAGGGGGCAGTGGAAAACAGGGCTTGCGCAGTTTTGCGGCAAAGTCGCGCAAAAAACAGGCAAAGCCGCGCACACACAGAAAAACTTGCGCAGCACAAAGCCCGCCGCAGCGGGGATTCGGGGCAAAAAAGCAGTAAATGCGCGGGTTTCTGGAAATGCCCCTCTATAGACAACCCCCATACAGCGCCCATTTTCTTCTTAATAGCGCCCTTGCGGCAGCAAGGTATAGGGCCGGAGGCTTCTATTTGGGGGGTGTGGGGGGATTGGCTCAAAAGCATCAAAGCAACCATCAAGCCACCTCCTGTGCCGAGCAGTCCTGGCTGATATCCATCTCAACATCCTCTGGCATAGCAACGTACAAGCCGTACTCAGCCAACTTAGCAATGCTAATAGCACACAGGTGATGGTGACGAACGCGGTTGATAGTCAGGTCGTGGCGGTCTTTAAAGATCACCTCTGCATTGGCCATCTGCTTGCGCAGCACACGGTCAGACTTAACTGGCAATCCATCCCACATCGCCCGCAGGTGATTACTGGTGCCCAAATAGCTCATAATATGGCCGGGCTTAATCAACAAGCAGTCTTCCACTACACCGTTATGAGTGATCGACTTAATCGCATAAGGCTGATCAAAGCGCTGTGCGGTAATCTCATTAACAATCGCATCCATCACCCACACCCACGGCTCACGGTCGCCGCTAGTCTCGGCAATATGCGCATTCATTTCGGCAATCAAGTCGCTCTTATACTGCTCATCCAAGGCGCCCAAACCGGCAAAGTCGAATAACAGGTGAGAAGACACCAACACCGCCGCATAGTTATAAACCATGCGCTTGGCCCCCTCATCCTTACCCGTCGCCCTGCAATGTTTCTGGCAGTAATCCAGCGCCTTTTTGTGCAGTTCATGCACCTTCATACGGTCTAGCTGAGCCAAAAACTGTAACCATTGCAGCACGGGGAAGCGTGGCAAATCCTCGGCGATCATATCGCCCTTCACACTCAGTGATGTGCGCACCAACTTACCAGTCAGCGATCGCACGGGCACATCCTCACCAGCCAATAGCACAGGGGCACAGACCAAAAACTGCGTCATATCCGGGCCACGGCGTGTCACCGTGTATTGGTAGCTTTCCTGCAACAGCGCCACCGCCTTATCAATTACATCCTGCTTGCGCGCACTCAACTCCTCCCAACCAATCGGGTGACTAGTGTGGCTAAGCGATGTCAGCAAGCGAAATTCGGTCTGCAAGCTCTGGCCAGACAGCATCGTAAAGGCACAGCTGCGCTCCATCTTCTTGATCAAGGTCGACTTACCCATGCCCTTATCCGCCTGCAACACCATGTGCGGCCAAAAGCCCAGCAAGGCCTTTAAATGACTACCCAGCATCCACGCTAACAAGGTAAAGGCGGCATTCTTACCAAAGGTGCTTTGATACGCCGCTATCACTTCACGGGCCTGGGGCACTGTACCGCTAGGAAACATCAAATCGTGATAAGGGCACTGCTTTTCAGGCTCACTGAAATAGCAATCCGGCCCCTCATTCACAATCGGTTTGCCCTGCCCCCAAGCCAAGCCCACATAATTCACGGCATCACGGGCGCCAATGTCCGCTGCGCGCTCCAATATATTCACCATGCGCAGGAACGGGGTGCGGGCAAAGATAGGGCCGAACTTGCCCCACATATCCGCATTGTGCAGGCGCTCATCATCAAACACGCGGCGTATCAGCTTATTGCCGTGGCGTGGTGTCTGCACGCTCACCGCAAACACCGTGTTGGGCTGGGCATCGTCTTCGCCGGTCATCGTCGCAGTGGCGCTGGCAATCGTCACCCGGCTAATACCTGCCACACGGAATCCGCATAGGTCACTTTCTTCAAACTGCTCGTTGCCCTCCTCGTCCTTGGTTCGCTTGTGGGTAGAAACAAAGTCCTCCTTTACATGAAAGGACCAGTATTTTTTAAAGTCGTGAGCCGGTAAATGCAAACGCTGTTTACCCACCTTGTTTTCATCCGTACGCAAGCCAGGAATAAGGCTGTTATCAATGTTTCTAACAAAGCCAGAGGCCAACATTACCCCCTCCGACTTAAGCACATCATTCACATCATTTAAGTCTTTGGCATACCAGGGCTTGTGATCCACCATGTGACCGGGAATATTCAAGGCCAACAACTGCTCGTGCAGCTTCCACGCCGCCTTCGCGCCGGCACACACACCATCGTCCCCAGGCTGGTCGGCATCCATACAGATCACCACCTTCTTGCCCTGCAAAAAACGCCAGTCGACATTATCCGCATTGCCAGTGCCAATCACCGCCACCGCTGTCACACCGGGTATTTTCATACTATTAATAGATAGCGCATTAATGCAGCTCTCAACGATATACACCGTATGGCAGTACTGGCCCTGTAAAAAGTGCCAGTCCATGCAAAACACCGCGCCACTTTTCTCACCCTGACACTGCGTCTTAGTGCCGCCATTCATATCCGCATCAAAATAGCGCACCTCCACCGCCATAAAATGCAAGGTGCTGGGGTTGCGTGCCAAGAAAGCCACACCAGGGCCCCCATAGCCACGGTCCCCCGGCTGCTTGCTCGGCGCGCAGTAATCATTAAAGCCCACCTGCTTTTTAGCGATCGCCTTGCGTACCACATCTGCATCCAAGCCACGCTCTTTCACTAGGTAATCAATCGCAGGCTCTGGTTTATTAGCTAGGCACTTGTCCGCTATAAACTCAGCCACGCTGCGCTTCTCGCGCTGCTGCGCCTTGGGTCGCTCGGTTTCAATACCAAAGCGGCTACACATCCACTTAATGGTTTCCTTAATATCGCTATGGTTCTCAACCAGCGACACCAATTTAAGGCAATCACCGCCCTCATCGCGACTAAAGTCGTGCCAGCTGTCGGTGCTGTTATACAAACAAAAAGACGGGCTCTTATCGTCGTGAAACGGCGAGTGATACATCACCTTAGCACCGTCCTCGTTCTCACCTTTGCCAATGCGCAGCTTAAGCTCACGCACAACCATGGCGCAGGTGACGCGGTTTTTAATGATTGTGATTATTGAATCGCTCACTAGCTCAATTCCCCACGCGCTTGCTCGCGCGCTTTAACTAATTTATGGAAGGCGGCAGAGTCTGGGTTTTCTGCGGTATCGGGGTGCACGTCGCGAGCTAACAGGCGAAAATTTCTTTCACATTCCGCTAGTGTGTAGTTGTTGCCCACCTGCAGTATTTCCTGCCAAGTCTCGGTGCTTACATCCTCCGGCCCAGGCAACTCTGCAAAGCCCTTAAAGGCGCGCTGCATCATGTCGGTACTGCCCCAGCGTTCTATGCCGCGCAAAGCTTGGATAGTTTGCGGATGGCTTGGATGTTGTCCTTGATCAAGTCCCACTTATCGCAGGCAAAGCAAACAGGGGCGCCATAATATTGAAAGTAAACCGCTACTCCCGAATCCTCGGGGGTGCGATGGTTGGCATAAGGCAAGCCATCACGGCGCAGGGGAATATCGCTACTAATAATCGGTGTAGTTCCCCCCATACGCTCAATCTCATCAATCAAACAGTCACGCGCCAAGCCAAAGCTAGTATCAAAGCGCGAGCGCTGGCGTCTACTCGTAGGGGTCCGGGGTTGATGCTCTGGCCAGTGTAGGGGGTAGGCTTCAATCATGGCGGGCCTCCTTAAGCTTCTTATCAACAAAAGCATTGCGCCACTCAATAGAGTCCGTATAAATTTGATCTAAGTCGTCGCCATAAAACCACTTTGACGTGAACATGCCCCAGCTAGCGCTGTAAGAATAGGCTTTAATATTTGTTGGAAACGGGGTTTCCATTTGAACTAAAAACCCAAACTGCTTACTTTCCAAGATATATTCAATGAGCTCATCATCTTCAACAGCCTCAGAAGGTAAATCCAACCCACACTGCTCAGCTATTCTTTCCGAATAATCGTGAATGACCTCGCAAAAATCTGACCTCTGATCACAACAAGCAATCTGGCCACCTAAGTGAATAACCTGCCCAGCTCGAATGCTAAGGTTGTTTAGCCTTTGTACTAAATCACTGTTCATTGTAAAGCTCCTCACACGCCGCCTGATAATCCGCATCACTAATCAACGGGCTCTCCAACAACTCCGCGCGCTGTAGCGCATCGGAAATATCGCGGTTTTCCATCGCAGCCAAGAACACATTGAATCTCAGCCACTTGCCGCTGGGCATTAAAAAGCCCCAAACTCGAACGGTGGGGCCGGTGATAAAGATGGTCCACGCCTGCGGGCTTACCAGCTCCAAGCGATGCAGAAACTCAGGCTTGCGATAGTTCATCTGCCGCGCAGTAATATCCTTAGTCTCGGTATTGCCTTCGCTTACATAGTCCGCCGCAGCGGTATGCTCAACCAAATGCCCCTTCAACATAATGCTGAACGAATGCCACGGGTGATCGTGCAGCGCGCGGTCGTTATCACTGCCCTGAAAATTGTGTAAATACACATTAAAAAAGCGGTTGCGGGGAATAATCCACCAGCGGCGCAAATACACCTGCTCACCATCCATCACCACAAAATGCGGCTGGCCGGTGATTAATTTCATTAGCCAGTTTTTCATGCCTTCACCTTCAGCAATCCAGCCTGCTTAATACCCTTTTGTACCTCGGTTATAATTCGGCATAGATATTGATAGTCAGGGTTAGGCATATCAGGGATGTCACACCACCATTCATCACCAAATATTTTGTGCATGATGTCTTGGTTAAGGTTGGAACCATCACCACGCAGTCTAGAAACCCACTCTTCTGTTTCATATTTATCGTGGTCATGCTCTCGCAGTATTTTTTCGGCTTTGTCTGCCAATGCCTCACAATCCTCCACTTGTGATGAGATATTACTTAGGTTGCTAGATAAGTAGCATTCATCACATGACTTAAAGAACTGGGCGATATTTCTACTGCCCATTCCGCCCCAGTAGGCAGACCAAGACTTGCCATAACACTCTATCGTTATCTTCCCTTTACCTAGTTCAAGGTCTTCTAAAAACACTGTAACTGGGTCTAGTCGATCAGCGCCTTTAATAGTCAGCTTCTGTGTTGTACTTAATTCAACTTTCATCATTAATCCTCAATCAATTCTTTATATTCCGCCTGATCCATCAGCAGCTCGGCGCCAAACTGCGCTCTTAGCTGTTGAATCACGGGGTCGTTTTGCAGCAACTCGGCCAAGGCCGGTTGCTTCGCTTTCATCTGTTTAAATAAATACTGCTTCTTGTCCGCCGGCAGGCGCTGAATGCGCACGGGGCGAAACGCATCGGTGTATGCGCCAAACATTGGGCAAACTCGTGGCCATTCATGGCCCTGCGATTTTTTCCACTCAATGTAATCCGCTGTGCGCTGCTTTCTCTCTGCTCTAGTCATCATGGCTTGTGGTGTCCAAACTCTTCTCACAACACAGCACCGCCAGCGCTAAGCACAACGGCCACAGCAGCAAATACAAAAGCCACGCTATTGCGCCTTTACCCAGTAAAAGGTCTAGTTTTCGAGTTGTTTTGTCACTGCTCTTTATCAACAAAAAAACACCTAGTGGAAACCAAGCAATGCCGATAACAAAACCCGTGAGCATCCCTAGCGTTGTGCAATCAAGCGGCATGGCGAACCTCCTCGACCAGCTCATTCAAGCGCAGTGCACGTATCGCCATCGACACAAACAGCTCATCACTGTGGCCACCAAATTCATGTTCAGAGGATGGGCGCCAGCCCTTGCGGTTCACTTCAAAGCTCATCGTCAAATCATTTTGAAAACACTTAATCACCACCACATGATGCGCACTCGCCGCTAGGGGTTTCGGGAACATGCTGGCAATGCAAAACTCCTCCAAATCAACCATCAGATGCCCCAAGTGCTTCATGGTTAAGGCCATGGCCACCTCTTGGCGTTGCTTCTCTAATGAACCTGCTAGGCTCTGCCTAGAACCCTCGGCTTTTACGCCTGCTGTAATTTCTTGCTCAAAAATATTCATCGGCTTGCTGCCTCCATAGTGGCTTCCACCTGTTCGCGATCGGGCATGGTGTAAATAGAGGTGGTGTTTAAGTTTTTATGGCCCAGTGCCGCCTGCGCAATTTGCAGGGGCTGATCACTGGTAGAATTTTCGACAATGCGTTTGCCCAGGGTGTGGCGCATATAATGGGGGGTCACCTGCACCTGCAAGCCCGACTCCTTGCGCCACTTCACCATGCGGTCTTGATAGCTGCGCACGCTTAAAGCATCCAATCGGCGAGTCAGCACCAAGGGATCATCAAATACTTGCTTGCCCCCCATTTCTTTATGAATGGCCAACAGCTTCTTCAAACAGGCCACGGCTTTAATCTGCAGATAACTGCTATAGCCATTACCCCCTTTGGCCGCCTCATCACGCACAAACAGCTTGCTCTGGCCGATCATCTTAAAGGCGTCGTCTACCGTGAACTTGGCCATGGTGCCAACGCGCACCCCGGTCAAACGCATGAACACCATCCACGCATGATCGCGGCGGGCTAATACACATTTTTGCTTGTCCACATAGCTAAGCAACTGCTTCTCTTCTTTGTGGGTCAGGTATTTATCAAATACCCCTTCTTTATTAGATATAGGCATGGGATTACTCCGCTTATGTTTTAGTTATATAAAGTGTTGCGTCGACCGCTTCTGCACGCAGACGCATTTTTATAGGTCGGTTCAGCTCGTCATAAATAATGTAAAGGGGCATCATCACCACCCCACTGTGCTCACGAAAATCCATCAAGGTCGTCGCATCCATCCGCACAAACAACTGACGCTCGGGGCTGCAAAAAATCGCATAAAAACTGCGCTTTTCACTGGCCACATCACGGTCGCTATAAAAGGTCAGGTGGTAGTCATTACCTAAATGAATGCACTGGGCAAAATCAGCGCTAAACGTGCAGTGCTGGCCACTCTTCTTAGGCAGACGCGGCAGTAGCTGAATCAAATCACCCATGGCGTTGCTCCCCATAAATAACCTGTAATTCCAAGGCTCTGCGCATCGCTGGGCGATTCAAACAATCACTTTCACTGGGCTTATAGCCATGCACCGTGGGCAAGGTTTCCGCTGCGGCTAATAGCTGTGCGTCGCTGATCTCAGGCATGGGCAATTTCAATGTCGTTTGCTGCGGCATCTGACCCCCCTAATTCCTGTAGGCACTGCTCAAATTCCTGTTCAAAAAAATCAAACAGCACCGCACCATCCACACACTGCTTATCCGCATCGTGGTGCTGCACATATTCAAGGCCGCGTTTACTAAGCGCTGCGGGGGGCAATTTAGCTATCATCACAAATCGCCTCCAAACGCTGCTCTAGTTCTAAATAGGCTTGCACAGAGGCGCGCCCAGCCACACGAATGCGGATAAGCTCTTTTTCTGTGATGCGAGAATCTTCCAGCGCACGATGAATTTCAGCGCTGGTTTCACCAATAGAACTGTGGAAATTTGCATAGGCATTTAGCAACTCAACATCCGAGCTATTACCTAATTCACCTAAATAAATAACTGCATGGTTTAGCGCCAAGGCCTCTGCATGAAGAATGCGGAAGTCCATGGTGCGACGCTGTATCTCAACAGCTTCTTTAATACCCAAGAAATGGGTTTTGATCTTCCAGTTCACTTTATTGCTTAAAGTGCCGGCAGTTATTCCTAACTGTTCATCCAGTACGGTGCATAAAGCAACCGCACCCCGAGGGTAATCATGTACAACGTCGTACATGGCCCTTTCCAAGGGACTGCAAATAGCATCTTCACTCATGTGAGTCATGCCTCCTCATTCACGTTTTAAACAAATGAGGTACTAGCTATGCTCTCTCACAGGCCACACAGCACTGCTGTGTGATTTATAAATGAAATTCATTTAAACTAAGTGAGAGGCGAATCGGTGACCAAGCCAGTAACCTCAAGCCCGTTGACGCGGGCGACTCAGGCGTGGGAAGTGTTGACGCACTCCCATGCCTTCTTTTTATGCGGCATGCTCCGTACTAGGGTTCATACCCACGGCATCACGCAGCAACATTCCCGCATGGCTACCAAAGGCACGGCGCTGCTGCTTGGCTTGCTCCTGCAGCTCCTGCTTAACTCTTTCATCTACCAATACAGTGGCCTGCACCAGTTTTACTTCGTTTTTATCATTGTCTGTAGACATGGTATTGCTCCTATTAAAATTGCACTGTCACGCTGTGACACTATCGGTGTAAACTCACCTCATTGGGATTCAATGAATCTCATGGGTTTTAATTTAGTCTCATTTATGAGACTTGTCAACGGTGTGTCTTAAATTAATGACTTTTTTTAATCGGATAGAAAAAATACTCGATGGGCGCAAGATCACTCCATGGTCGAGAAACCTCGGCTTAGGCAATAACTTCGCAGCGAGAGCAAGGGAAGGCAAAGTGCCCGGAGGAGACGGTTTAGCTATCATCAGCAAGGTCGAGCGGGTCAGTATTAGCTGGTTGCTCACGGGTCAAGGCTCACCCTATCTTGTCTCGCATTTTGATCACGATGCTCAAGTAATGGAGTACATCGAAGAGCTATGTGCCGAGGGAGGCTGGCAAGCCTTAGTAATAGTGGATCCGAACAGACCCGAAGACTACCCCCTAGCTGTGGTCATAATGACACTGAAAGTTGAGCAACAGCGCGGTGATAACCTTATTAAGTACCTACACCATGAAGTCATCAGCGGACCTGTCGGCAACTATACCTTTTCCAGCCTTAAGCACCGTCTGGGAAAACGCAATTACCGTATAGAAGAAGATTTAAACTCAAGTTCCATCAACGACTTTTCAAACGGTCTGGCGGGTAACCATCTACTAAATAAACTGTATCTTGAAAATGCCGAAGGCCACTGGTTTGGTACAGATAAAAGCCGTCTAACGGATGAAGAAGACGTGACTTTTCACGCATCAGAATTAGCAGGTTGGCGAAAAAACCGAATAAGAAATGACTTTAAAAAACTCAAAGAGCAGTCCAAAGATGCCGCCCAAGAAACACTGACTGAATTAGTAAAAATTATTTCATCTTAAAAGGAATTAGATATGCAAGGCGAATACATCCCACCTAAATTCCAAGGTTCAGATTTTCACTGTCCTCTCTGTAATGTGTACGCACACCAGATTTGGTACAGCGTTTATACGCAGCGGAATTCTGACTGGGAAGAACAACCAGAATTAAAGTCATCATGTTGTCTAAGGTGCCACGAAAAAGTTTTTTGGCATAATGAAAAAATAATCATCCCTTCTTCCGCTCCTGTCCCTATGCCTCATATAGACATGCCAGAAGACTGCATGCCTATTTACAATGAAGCCCGTGAAATAGCGGCAGCCTCACCTAAAGCATCCGCTGCACTTATGCGATTAGTTATTCAAAAACTAATGCCTCATATAGGTGGTAAAGGCAAACACATCGATACTGATATAAAAACGCTAGTAGCCAATGGCCTACCAGAACAAGTACAGCAAGCGCTGGATGTCTGTCGAGTGGTCGGCAACAACGGGGTTCACCCTGGCGAGATAAATATTGATGAAGACCCCGATGTGGCTCATCAATTATTTAGTTTAGTGAACTTCATTGTTGAAGATAGAATATCTAGGCCAAATAAGATTAAAAACATGTTTAATGCTTTACCTGCCGGAGCAAAAGAGGCCGTTAAAAAGCGCGATAAAGCAACAACCGAAACCCCCTAATACTTGTTTTAAAAACTCAAGCATTAGGCTTATAACCCCCACAAATTTCACCACACAATCCCGCCAGCTTTTCATTCAGCTGGCGGTTTTTTTTCTCTGCCTCTTTCACCGCATCTGGCTTGCTGTGCGCATGCCCTGCCTGCTGCAATAGGCGAAGATGTTCAGACCGCTTCCTCATGGCTAACGCATACGATCCTTCAAGACCTCCATGGTCACAGCAATGGCTCCTAGCACCTCGTTATTTTGATGCAACAATTCCGCGTGACTGCTCCACGCCCTCTCGCTGCGCTTGCGCTCGCTGATCAACAACCAAAGCAGTACCACCACCAATACCGCCAAGGCCACTATCGCTATATTATCCGCACTCAACAAAGCTTTGATCCCCGCAATAATTCCCGCTTCCATTTAACCCACCCCGAAAAACCGTTTTAATTTTTTTATTCTTTTGAACAACATCACCGCGTGATAGAACTGTGAACGCAGCCAGTGGGGGGTATTGCCATGCTTCATCGCCTGTTTGAATATCAGTGCCGCCTCTGCCCAGCTCACTTCCCTAGGCGCCAGCCCTGGCACGTACAACATCGCTTTCACCTGTCCATGCTCTCCCACTAGGCCGTCATGCAAGGCAGCGGCCAGCGCATAAAACGGGTGCCAGCGGGGGTAAATGAAAGTCAGCAGCCAAGGCACGCTGGCACCGTTGGTCAGCGCTCCCACGCACACTTCAATATAAGCGCCTTTAGGATAGTCATCGCCCAAGTAGAAGCGTAGGCGCTCGCGTATATACCACAGCCCAGCAATGCTGCGGTGCGGGCTGGCAACTAAGTCATTATCAAAGCCTGTCTTCATGCTGACCCCTGGCTTAAGAAGGCCAAAATATCATCATTCATATTCTTAATGATGGCCTTAAAATCTTTGCGCTTAATCTTGCGCCCCTTCACCGACTTGATGTAATCGCTCTCTAAGCCATCTAAAAAAGCCACCACTTTGCCAAGGTTGTTGGCCTTGGCTAGTTGCAAATCAACCAGTTGCTCGGGAGTTTCATTGAGCCCTCTATGAGTCGCTTCAATTTGTATAATTTCATTATCTGTATCAGTGCCTTGGCCTGCTTTAATGCGGTTGGCGCGTTGCTCCTTAGTGATCCATCCTGTGAGCTTGCACTTGCCAGCGTTGCCCGTAATGTTGGATTTGGTCGCCTCGACTAGACCAAATAATTCTTGTTGCTGCTCCTCCTCACTCAGCTCTGGGTCTTCTAACTCGGGGAATTTTTCCAGTAGCTTGTCCAAGACTTCTTCCAAAGCCTGACAAGGGTAATCCAAAGCCACAGGTAACGGCTCTAAGTCTTGCTCTTTTGCACCGGCTTTCATTAAGGCTTGGCGGCGCTGTTCCAG